GTCAGATTCTGTATAAAGAGGAATGATGCGAGTGACGACAATAGAATCAATGTCAGAAAGCGCGGGCAAGGATTTTACAATTCTTGTCCAATCTCGTTTGATAAGCAAAGGCTTGCGCAAAGAAAAGCTTCCGTCAAGGTTGTTGACGAAATTTGTAGCGCTAAATACGCTAAAGCGGTCTGTGGGCGCTCTGGTCTCGTCAACACCTCGCAGATTGCTGAGGCTCAACTGCTGAAGACGCTCTACAGACCCGGAAGGCCTTGCGGCTCTTTGGCTAATCATATACCCCAACCTCCTGTGTCGTACATATTACCGAATATAGCAGGCACAGCGTTACCTACTCGCATACGGTCCGTAATAGCTCTGGTAATGACTTTGCAATCAAGTTTGTCAATATTTTCGAGAACAATTTCACGATACGCGGGAAGGTCTGCAACAGTAGACAACACGACACTGTTAGGAACGTCATAACTCGTCTGAAGCTGTTGAAGTCCTTGAGTGAACTCAGTGCTGTAAAGTGCGCCATCGTCGCCGTCACGTACTGCAAACTTAAAGCACACGTAAGGAATGACAAAAAGCGTCCACCAGTCTTCTGTCATATACTCACAAAGGTCTAACTCGTCAGCATACTCAGAAGTAAGCATAACCCACACCGCAGAGGTAGTGTTGCTATCGTAGTACGCTTTATACGTTACAACAGGGATTACGACAGGATTTGTACCGTACAAAGCCTGTACTGAGTTCCACGAGTTCGTACTTACATTGTACACGTAAAACGTACCTGTGTCACGTGCACAAGCGTAGTTGATACCGTTTGTAGGAGCTTCTGTAGGAGCGCTGTCAAAGCAAGGGACTGTAGTAGGGTCGGACGCTGCATTGGAGGGGGTTCCACTAAGGATAACCGTAGAGCCGTTTGCAGTGGTTCTATGTTTGTACTCTGTAAGCATACTGCTTACAGAGGGAATTGCCGTCTTAAGGATAGTATTAAGTTCTGCGAGAGCATGGTCGAAAAAATGATAAACGTCTTCGTAAGATACCGAAGGGTAGTTTAGCACTTGGTTAATACGTTGGATAACCTCATTTATAGTGAGTTTCATAATTCCTCCTAAAAAAGGGCGTACCGCAAAAGGTACGCCCAATTTGTTAGCTGATTTCGACAACCTCAGGCTCGTTATGAGAAGCGAGAATGTCGAGCTTTGCCAGACGTTCACGAGCGTGCTCGTAATGCGTTCTGTTGATATAGTACGTCTTACCGTCACACGGGATACTAACACGCACGCCGTTTACAGTGACGTCAAGGTTAGGTCCGATGATGGTGGACATCGTTTTGGGAATGGAAATGGGCATCTTGTCCTCGTTACGGAACAGTGCCATCGTTTGCTGAGCCTCAAGCATACTGCGGCCGTCAACCGTTGCCCTCTGATTTTTGAAATCAGTGGTACGGTTGATAGGGTCCTGTTCAGGAACGGCATTCACAGCAGCTTTAGGTGCAGCCATACTCGCAATAAGTTCTGCGAGCTGCTTCAAATCTGAACCCTGCGCCTCTTTGGCAGCAGCTGCGGCCTTCAGTTCAGCGACTTCACGCTGAGAAGCCTCCAACGCTAAAGCCAGCTCATCAGCGGAAGCCTTGCGACTTCCGCCTTTGAGGGTTGCGTCGGAGTGTACCACGCCACTACCGCGTGTATCAGGGTCAGCGGTAGCCATATTTTTCTGATTATTAGACATAGATTACACTCCTTTGACGATTATTGTTTAACCGTCGATTCTTTCGTCACCGGTCAGATTGTGGGGAGAAACGCCCATATCAACAGCGGTGAACGCGTCGTCGATACCGTTATCGACAGAGAAGGTTGCGGGAAGGGGCTTAACTTCTGCTGCGGCAAGCACGTCTGCATCGGCAGAACTCTCAAGACCTTTAATGTAGAACTTACCCGCATTAGTGCCAGTGCCGGGAGCCACTTGGTCAGCAGTGAAGCGAACGGGTGTACCGGTATTCATAGAGGATGCAAGAATGTAGGCAGCAGTAGGAGTAGTGCCTACTACAGCAGCCTTGGTGCCATCGTCCATCAGACGACCGCCGTTTACGGGCTTAACGAGGTCGGTCATAGTGATTGCAGAAACTTCGGTAGTGGTGCCACGCACATAGTACTTAACAGCACCGCTGACCACAGTCTGAATGACCTGCTCAGGGTAGTAGAACTTGCCGGCAGCGCTGACAAAGCCGTATTGGTAGTCGGTGAACTGGTTCTTCAGGTCGGGACGCTGGTTCATATTGATTCTGTACTGAGAGGGTACGGCAACGTATGCGACAACAGCGTCAGGATTGGGAACCTTGTAACCCAGAGAATCAATCTTCCAACCGATAGACTGGCGTTGGTTCAGGGGGTCTGCAGTACCTGCGGAGCCAAGCTCCTTCTTAATGAACTGAGGTGCAGTATGGCCCTCGACGCCGATACGGTACAGGCAATCCTCACCAAGAACGAACGAGTAGTGCAGATTGAGCACTTCGGCAGTTGCCGGAATCGTGAACGTGACGGGGGAAGATGCGGTGCTGTCGTAAGTAGTCGATACGCCGGTGCTCAGCACGACCTTAATGTCACCGTTTTTACCAGCGTAAGTGGTGGTGAGGGTGTGGTCGGACAAAGGACTCAGCAAAGCGTAGTTGTTGGTGCCGTCGGTATACAGGTACCGGACACGACCGTCGCCGTCGATGTACGTGTTGTCGGACTTGATGGTCTTGGCTTTCTTGAAAGCAAGCGAGAACAGGTCAATGACCATATCGTTGGAATAGGCGCGGCCGGTGGACTCGTACTTCATAAACTCTTTGACACGCTTATCGGTGATAAGGTCAAAGAGCACGGCGCTGGAAGTCAGTACGAGGAAGTTGGAACCTTGGTAAGGACGAACCTTCGCGGCTTCCATCGACAGCACGATTTTACGGAATTCGTCAAGCGTAGGCGTGCATTCCTGAGTCATCTCGGAGATGTGACTGACGAGACGCGCATTGCCGTCGATGATTCTGATGTCGGGGTCCTCAGTGCTTGCAGGCTTCTTGGGCTGAGCGTAGAACATCTGGCACTCTGCGAGCAGAGCCTCCTGAGCAAGCAGGTCCTTGGTCTCAGGAACCTTCAGGGAGAGCTGACGGGTGTACTCAGAAATGAGAGGGTCAACTACAGCCCAGTTCACTTTGTCGGTGAACTTCATAACACGACCGTAGGAGTTAGCAGTTGCCTTGATAGCAACCATACGACCTTGGTCGCTGGCAGGGGGAATACCCTCTACCAAAGGTTGGGTGTGTGCTGCAAGCGAGAGCATACGCTTGAACACGATTTCGTTGGAGCCGTTGTTGGAGGGCATTGCGCGCTCCACAGCCAACCCATCAAACGTATAATCGCTTTCGGCAAGCTCAATCGTCCGCAGCATAATCTTGCTGTAAACAGCCGCAGGCTGCATTACATTTTGACCCTGCAGAGGGGACTGAGGAGCCGGATTACGGTATACGGATGTGTTGTTGATTAACATTACGTCATCCATTTACTCGTTCCTCCTAAAGAAAATTTTTTTTATCTGGAATTCATTCCATACTGATTGGGCATCGAGCGCTTAAGGAACTGTTCCACATAAGCGTCTTCGAGCTTGGCAGCCGCTGCACGAGAACTCTCCTGCACACTGGAGCCACCAAAAATCTGAGAGTTGGACGCGCCTGCAAGTCTCTGACTGCGAATCGCGTACTGCTCAGGATACACAGCGCGGAACACCGCCTCAACGTCGCTGACGTCGATAAGATTGATGCCCATAGACTGTGCTTTGTTGCCAAAAGTCACAAGTTCGTCCTCACTCAGACCGAACTTGTCGCCAAATGCAGTCATTTTGTTGATGAATGCATTCTGACTGGCAACATACTGTTGCTGCTGAAGATGCTGCTCAATAGCCTGCAGGCGTTGTGCCATTACATTTTGCTGTGCGGCCTGTTGACGGTTTCCGTTCAAAGCAGCGTTGATGCGGTCAAGAGACACGCCTCGGTCAAGCAGTTGCTTAATGGTTGCAATCTGCTGGGCGCTGTACGGGCTTGCCGTAGGCTGAGGTGCCGGGGTAGGCTGCTGCGCCTGCTGACGGCTGCGTGCGATAATCTCTGCAACCTGCTCAGCGGTAAACTGAGGAACGTTGGTTGCAGGAGCTGCAGGCGTGGCGGGAGCAGCAGGAGCAGTAGCAGGGGTTGCAGGCTGCTGAGCAGGCTCTGCAGGTGCTGCCGGAGCAGCGGGCTGTTGAAGGGCTGCGGGAGTAGGGTCCTGATTACCGAATCCCATGTTGCTCAGAGCATTACCGTTAAGGTATTGCTCCAGTCCTGCGTCGTCACCGAGCGCAGGAATTCCTGAAAAAAGTTCATTTTGGTCCATAGTACAATCCTCCTATGAGTGTAGTATAACCCACTTAACAATATTTGTCAAGTGTTTTATCTAAAAATAATTTATCTGGGAGCTTCTTCGCCCATACGTTGGG